TAACCCTGCCACTTTCAATAATTGGGAAATTAGAGCGTTTGGTGGTAACAGTTCATTAGCCACAAGCAATATTGTTCCAGAAGATTTATTAGGCGTAATCTAGCGAGGTAAAAAATGGCAGCCAACTGGGAATATCCGGTCGTTACACCGAATGACAATATTATCAACTACCTGCAAGACATCGTTGACCCTTGCAAAGCTTATATAACCAACAAAGATTTAAGTTTAAAAGTGGATTTGGCTACCGTTATCCCCTACGTTTTTTATGAGCAGGATTTTCGCGGGGCTTATTATGTTACAATATGATTATGAATGACAATATTAATATAGAAAAAAGAAACTCTCCTAGATTATCCTCAGGGTGTGAGGAAGTCTACCATGATTTACATGAACATTTAAGAAAACAAGAAGAAAAGTTACTCTCTATTTTACAAAAGCATATTTCGGATGAAGATGATCTTTATCAAAAGATTATTTCTTCACAAGAAGATAGTTCTAAGAAATTAGAAGAACATTCTAAAAAAATAGAAGAACTGGTAACAGGTACTAAAGATTTATTAGATACTTGGAGAGCTACATTAGGAGCTATTAAAGTATTGAACACTATAGGAAATATACTAAAATGGATATCTTCTATTTCTTTAGGAATACTAGGTATTCTTTCATTTAAGGAGATACTTTCAAAATGGTAATTACAATCCCTTATAAGTTTACTCCTAGAACATATCAGACAGAGATTTTTCGTGCTATGGATTCTGGGTTTAAAAGAGGAATCTGTATTCTTCACAGAAGGGCTGGAAAAGATAAAACCATGTTTAATCTTATGGTTAAGAAAGCTGTAGAAAGAGTAGGTGTATATTATTACTTCTTTCCAGAATATGCTCAAGGGCGTAGGGTTATATGGGATGGTATCGATGGTTCTGGTTTCAAATTCCTAGACCATATACCTGAACCTTTAGTCCAGTCTAAGAATGGAACAAATATGAAACTTGAACTTACAAATGGAAGTGTAATTCAAATCATGGGTACAGATAAGTTTGATAAGGTCAGGGGGTCAAATCCAGTAGGATGCGTATTCTCTGAATATGCTTTCCAGAATCCAAAGGCTTGGAATATTATTCGTCCTATCTTAAGAGAGAACGGAGGATGGGCTTTATTTAATAGCTCTACAAACGGTAAAAACCATTTCTATGAAATGTACCAGATGGCTATGAAGAACCCTAACTGGTTCGTTATGAATTATAACGTAGAACAGACTTTTGATGAAAACGGGAATAGATATATAACAGATGAAATGGTTCAGGAAGAACGTGATTCTGGTATGAGTGAAGAAATGATTCAACAGGAGTTTTATAACTCTTGGACAGCTAATACTGAAGGATTCTATTATCTTTCTTTACTTGAAGATTTAGAGACTAATAAACAAATAACTACTGTTCGTCATGACCCTACAGTTCCTGTAGAAACTTGGTGGGATATTGGAGTTCATGATTCTACTACAATCTGGTTTACACAAATAGTAAATAAATCACTTCATATTATAGATTATTATTCTAGTAATAACAAAGGCTTAGATCATTATGCTAAAGTACTTCAATCTAAGAAATATATATACCGTTCTCATAACTTTCCTCATGATATGATTAATATGGAATTTGGAACAGGTAGAACTAGATACGAAGTAGCTGAAGAGTTATTCAAAGGAACTAGGCTGGACTTGATAAGAAAACTTCCTGTACAAGAAGGAATCAATGCTGCCAGGATGATTCTACCTAATTGTTATTTTGATAAAGAAAAATGTCTAGAAGGTTTAGATGGATTAAAGAACTACCAGAAAGAATGGGATGATAAGAATCAAGTATTCCGTAATACTCCTTTACATAACTGGGCTTCACATCCAGCAGATGCTTTTAGATACCTAGCAATAGGTGTCACTTTACCAAAAAGCAAATCATTTAAAAATGAAATAATGAGAGCTACTACTCGAACTATTTCCGCTAAGAATTGGAAAACATCGTGACAGAAGAAAAATATTTTGAAGAGTATTATAAAAAGCATGGTTATTTAGATAGTAATGTTATTGATTCTCGTTTTGAGAAAGATGAAAGAGCTTTATTAGAAAAATATGTAAATCTTTATCCTAATCACATTATAAGAATGCCAAACTTTGATTTGATATCAAAAGGGTTTTTAACAGGGATAGGCGGTTATATCCCTTCTGAATGGAACGGTTTAATTTATCAAATATAGAGACTATAATGGCTACTACTCAACAATTAAAAGAAACAAAACTGGCTAATTCTCATTGGGAAAGATATAATTATAATCTCTACCGAGGTCATGGAGAATACCAAAGACAAGCAAGACTGTGTGAGGATTTTTATCTAGGTGCTGGTAGACAATGGATGCAAGAAGATAAAGATGCTCTAGAAAAAGCTGGAAAGCCTTATCTTGAAGAGAACATTATCTTCTCTACAGTTCAGACTGTTATAGGGTATCAGACTCAATCTAGGATGGATATTGCTTATAAACCTAGAGAGATTGACGATCAAGATATTTCTGATGTACTTACCAAGTTAAGCATGTTCTTAACAGACCAGAATAAATACCCTTGGAAAGAAAGTCAAATGTTTGCTGATGGATTGATTCAGCAAAGAGGCTACTTAAATGTAAAAATGGATTTTACTAAGAACGTATATGGAGATATATTTATAGAGAACCTAGACCCATTAGATGTAATGCCAGACCCAGATGCAAAGAGCTATGACCCTGATGATTGGGCTGATGTTATTGTTACTTCATGGATGTCTTTTGACGATATAAAAGAATTGTATGGTTTAAGTAAATGGAGACAACTTCAGAATAGTATAGAAAATGAATCTGATTTTGGTCAGAGTTCATTTGAACAAGAAAGAAATAAGTTTGGAACTATTAATAACTATTCAGCTTTCTATGCAGATGCTGCTGATATTCAACATGCTAGAGTGATTGATAGACAATACTGGAAGATACAAAATAGAGAGTTTTTCTTTGATGTAGCTACAGGAGATTTATATCCAGTTCCTGATACTATGTCAGTTACTGAAAAGAAAAGATATTGTAAATCAAAAGGTTGCGAGTTAATTAAGAAGCCTGTAAAACGTATTCGTTGGACTGTATCTACTAGAGATGTAGTTTTATTTGATGAATGGAGTCCTTATAATCATTTTACTGTTGTCCCATTCTTTCCTTATTTTAGAAGAGGTGTTACAATAGGGATGGTTGACAACTTAATCAAAACTCAAGAGATGCTTAATAAAGTATATTCTCAGATTCTTCATGTTGTTAATACTACAGCTAACTCTGGATGGTTAATAGAAGAGAATTCATTAACTAATATGGATACAGAGGATTTAGAAGATTATGGTTCTCAGACTGGTTTAGTATTAGAGTATAAAACAGGAAGAACTCCTCCTGCTAAGATTGAACCTAATCCTGTACCTGCTGGATTAAAAGACTTAGTTAATTCAGGTATAGAATTAATGAGAATAATCTCTGGAGTATCAGAGACTTTCCAAGGTGGAAAAGGACCTGAAGTATCAGGGCTAGCTATTCAGTCTAGGGTTCATCAATCTGCAATTCAATTAGCATCTCCTATTGATAATCTATTTAGAACTAGGAATATGGTTGCAGAAAGGATTTTAGAACTGATTCAGTCTTTCTATACTCAGGAAAGAACTTTTGTTATTACTGGTAGTGATGAAGAAGGTAATCAAGTTAACTCTCCAATGACTATTAATAAAGACAACGGTTCAGAGTTAATTAATGATGTTACTGTAGGTAAATATGATGTAGTAATAGCTGACGTGCCTACTCAAATCACATTCCAGAATGCTCAGTTTGCTCAAGCAATAGAGATGAGAAAATATGGAGTAGCTATTCCAGATGCTGAAATGATTCGTATGAGTTCATTATCAAGAAAGAATGAAATAGCTAAAATGGTTGAAGGAAGTAACAATCCAGAACAACAACAAGCTGCTCAATTACAAATTGAAAACTTGAAAAAGATAATTGAAGAATTAGAGTCTAAAGCAGAAGTTAATAAATCTAAATCAGTAAAAGCACTTGCTGATGCAGCTAAATTAATCTCAGAAGACCCTAAAATTGCTCCTATACTTGACATTTTATCTAACAGTATTAACAATTCTGAAAATACTGAGTATAATGACCAAGAAAAACAAGCACTTCCAGAACAGGAAGATTTATCGTAAACATTAAACGTATTAATGATTTAGTTACCTAACGTAAAAAGGAAAACATGTACACCGAAGATGAAGATGATTTTGAAGATTTAGATAGAGGCGATGAGCTTCCAGAAGATGAAGATTTAGATGACGAAGAAGAACTAGATGAAGACCTCGACGAGGATGAAGATTCGGATAATGAAGATGAAGAGGATTTTGAAGAGGATGAGGTAGAAGAAAAACCTAAGCGTAATTCTCAAAAGATTCCTAAATCTCGTTTAGATGAAGTTATTCGTCAAAGAGAAGAAGAAAAAGCTAGGTCAGCATGGTTAGCTTCTCAACTAGAAAAACTCTTAGAAACTAAAAAACAAGAAGAAGTAAAAGTAGAACCTTCTTATGACTTTGATGAAGCTGAAGCTGAATATGCTATGTTGCTTATTGAAGGTGAACTAGAAAAAGCTGCTAAGATTCGTTCTAAGATTAATCAAGAACGTAATAAAGAGCTGAAAGCTTTGATTGAATCAGTACAAAAAAGTACGATCGAACAAACTCAAACTCTTACTTCAAAGACAGTAGAAGAGTCTAAATTTAATGCAGAGATTGCTTTATTTGAAGATAAATATCCTTTCTTAGATTCTTCTTCAGATGAGTATAACGAAGAAGCTGTAGATACTGTTAATACTTTACTGGCTGGATATGTATCTGCTGGTAAAACTAAAGTGGAAGCTTTAAGAATGGCTGTAAAGAAAGTAACTCCTCTTTATAAAGTAGATAAACCTTCTAAACCTACTCTTGGTGAACAAAGAAAAAAAGAGGCTGGAATTAAAGCTGCAAGAGCTTCTAAATCTCAACCTTTAAAAACTAAATCAACATCACCATCTACTAGAGATATTGGTGAAGTTGATATTAAAAAGATTACAGATAAGGATTTCTCTAAACTTACAGCTAAGGAAAAAGCAATTCTTAGAGGTGATGTGTTATGAGCGGTATAGATATCGCTACTTTAGTATCTATAATCCTGTTAGGAATAGGATCTTTTTTAACTAAGATTTAAACTACCGTTGCTAATATTGGTTAAGAGTGAAGCTTATACCTTCATAAAGCAATCACCAGATAAGTGATGTAATATAGGTTCGATTCCTATCGGTAGTACCAAATAAACGGAACAGATGGTAAATGCGGTTAAATCAGCAGACTGTAAATCTGTCGCCTCTGGCTATGTATGTTCGATTCATACCTGTTCCACCAAATATAAATGGCATGTAGTTCAGCGGTAGAACGCTTGGCTGTTAACCAAGTTGTCGTAGGTTCGATCCCTACCTTGCCAGCCAATTATATCCTTATAGCTTAATGGAGAAAGCAACAGGTTTCTACCCTGTCAGATGGGAGTTCAAGTCTCTCTAAGGATGCCAAATCCCTTTAGTTTAATTGGAGAAAACAACAAACTACGAATTTGTTAGATGTGAGTTCAAATCTTGCAAGGGATACCAAATTCAAGCAGGCATGGTATAGTGGCTGTGCCTCTGGCTTCCAACCAGATGAGAAGAGTTCGATTCTCTTTGTCTGCTCCAATATCAGGAACATAGACCCTGTAAAGTCTATAAATTTTGTAACAATAAAAAGGAAATAAAAACATGGCACTTACAAATTTTGCTGCTCTGACTTCTGATCAAAAATTAGTTTGGAGTAGAGATTTATGGAAGGAAGCTCGTGACTTAGCGTTTATTTCTAAATTTGTCGGTGGGTCTAATGCAGTAATTCAACGTATTACTGAATTGACTAAAACCGAGAAAGGGGAACAAGTCATCATGCACCTGTTAGCCGATTTGGTTGATGATGGTGTTATTGGTGATAATGAACGCGAGGGTTATGTTATTTAACAAGGCTCTCGACATATAAATTCTTCTTAATGCTGGAAACTCCTTAGAGCTTTTAAAACTACAACGGAAGCATGAAATATAGCTAAACGTGAATGTTTGAAAATTTAAAAGATTGGACAATCAGCAGGGAAGTCCCGAACAAGGGAAACCTTCAACGACTAGAGCATAGCTCGTAGGGTTCAAGTGAACTCGAAACGGAGAACAACTTATTTATTAAGTTGAAGATATAGTCTATTCTTAATAGAAATATTAAGAGAATATATGGAAACGATATATTCGTAATATTAAAACTTGAAGAAGAAATGAAGTCATATAATGATAAAATCACTATTGACTTGATTTCTCACGGGGTACGTCAAAAAGGGAAATTAGCAGAACAAAAAACTGTTATTAATTTCCGTGAAAATGCAAAAGATAAGTTGGCTTACTGGCTTGATTATGACAGGCCCTTTGCAGTGTGAATTGCAAAGATAAGTTCCTTAATTGCTGGAAACTCTTTAGAGTCTGTTTAACTACAAAGTAAATCGAAAGATTAGGCTTGAATGTTTTAAAATAAACAGAATTAGAAAATCAGCAGCCAAGGTTCTAAGTACGAAAGTATATGAACAAGGTTCAGAGACTATCTCGAAAGAGAGTAGTATTTTAGTTTAAATACGAAATAGGAACATAGTGTTAAATCACTATAAGATATAGTCCGAACTATATAGAGATATATAGCGTTACATGGAAGTAACATAACAATATGTGCAAATCGCATGGATCAACTGGCCTTCCTTACTTTATCAGGCATCAGCTATGCTTATCGCAATGATGGTGCTGCTCGTACATCTAGCGCATTCTCACAGTTAGCTTTTGCTTCTGATGTCTCTGCACCTACTTCTAATCGTCATAGACGTTGGGATGGTGTCAATAGTGCATTAGTAGCTGGTAATACTGCTGGTATGTTAGCAACAGATACTTTGACTTATAAAGCCATTGTAGATATTGTTGTTTACGCTAAAACACACTACATTAAACCACTGATGTCAGGTGGTAAAGAGTACTACATTTGCTTCTGTCGTCCTGAAGCATTAGCTTCATTAAAGAAAGATGCCGATAAAAATTACTATATAAATCAACAACTTATATATGTATAGTCGCCTGGTAATGTGAATTACCTTGAATAACTCTTCTAATTGCTGGAAACCCCTTAGAGCTTAACTAGCTACAACGTAATCTGAAAAGATAAGCGTGATATGCTTAAAAATAGTTAAGATTGGGCAATCAGCAGCTAAGATTCAATAATGAATAAAGTTCAACGATTATCCCGTAAGGGAGTAAGGTTCAAGTGAACCTGAAATGGAGAGAAACTTAATGATTGAAATAACAAAGGTTTGTTCTAAGTGTAATATAGAAAAACCTACAGATAAATTTACTAGAAATAAAACTAAGAAGTTTGGATTAGATTCTTGCTGTAAACTTTGTAAATCTAA